CGGTCGTTCCGAAAGATAAGCGCGGCCCACGTATCATTTGCACTCAGCCTTCATCGGCTATGTGGATACAACAGGGCCAAAGGCGCACCTTCGAAGCGACGATCCAACGCAGTCGTCTATTAACTGTTTCGCGGTTTCGCGAACAGAGCTCGTCGATCAAATTCGACAATCAAGAGCAGAACGGTGTTCTCGCTCTCTTGTCCTCACGGACTAGAGAGTTTGCGACCATCGATCTTAAAGACGCTAGTGACCTGGTCTCGTGGGGGCTAGTTAGATTCCTCTCTAATAAGGAGGTTTCGCTAGCTCTCGCTTGTTCTCGGGCAACTCACGTCCAGTTACCGAATAATGAGCTCGTAAAGTTGCACATGTTTGCCCCTATGGGGTCAGCCATGTGTTTCCCAGTCGAGTCATTGGTGTTCTGGGTGATGGCCACTGCGGCCATGCACGTGAGGCGTGGGGTGAAGTACGAGACGCTGTGCCGTTCGTCAGAGGCCTTTAGAGCCTTGACGCGAATGGAATCTCAGTGTTTCGTATTTGGTGATGACGTCTTGGTGCTCCGTGAGGAGTGCCAGGCCGTATGTGAATGTTTTGAGGCTGTTGGCTTAAAGCCTAACTACCGCAAGACGTTTGCTGAGGGATTCTATAGAGAATCCTGTGGTGTCGATGCCTATAGAGGTGGACGATTAGACATCGTCCGCCTCCAGGTAAGCACCATCACCAGTATGCCGGATGCCTATGCGACTATTGATCTTGCTAACAGAGCAAGACGCATGGGCATGTTAGAGCTCTCAAGTTATCTTGAGTGCAATGTCGAAGCCTACTTAGGCTATGGACTACCCGCGGGTAACCGCGGGGGTGCACTGTGGGAGAGAGAGTTCCCGTGCGATCGCTGGGGGTCACATCAGGCCCTCGAATGGAACATCCTTAACAAGCGTCCGATCAGGTTTAACCCTGATCTTCAGCTCTGGGAGGGATGGTCGATCATTGCACGCCCGCACCTTACAAAGGTGCCCCAAGACGGTAGACACCGTCTGTTCCGTGGTTTAACCACGGGGGTTAGTGAGCATGCTGTGGACTGGTTGTCACCGGACAACACGCAGTATTATCCGGG